AGTAAGGAAGAACACAGAAAGTGTTTCTTTGTTCATGGAGGCGTAGATACAGAGGATCGAGAAGAAGTTCGGACAATTACAGAAAAAGAAGATAATGCAATCATTATCGCATCATATGGAACTTTCTCAACTGGTATTAATATTCGCAACCTACATAATGTCATATTCGCATCACCGAATAAATCGAAAATCAGAAATCTACAAAGTATAGGTAGAGTTTTAAGAAAAGGTGATAATAAAATCAAAGCAACTCTCTTTGACATCGCAGACGATATAACTTATGGATCTTCAAAAAACTATACCTTAAATCATATGATGGAAAGGGTGAAAATTTATAATGAAGAAAACTTTAACTATGAGATGCTCACGATACCTTTAAAACAATGTCAAATAAATTTTTAGCTGTTGTAAAATTAAATACAGGAGAAGAAGTTATTGCAAATATAGAACCATCACCAGAATTTGATGTTATAGCTTTAGATCGTCCAGCAATGATTGGAGACTCATCTTTCTCTAGAAAACCTGGCTTAAGTATTTTGAAGATTGAACCTTGGATAAAAACAGGTCGAGAAAAGACATATATAGTGGAGATGAGTAACGTTATCACTACATGTGAAATTACTGATAAAGAAGTAATTTCCGCTTACAATAAATTTGTAAAAGCATATTATGAAACTGAGGTTCCTAAATTGAAACCAAAACCAAAGATGACAAAAGAAATGGGTTATATATCTAATGTTAAAGATGCTCGTAAGAGTCTAGAGAATATCTTTAATAACAGCTAATTATCCTCTGAACCTCTACAAAGGTTATTGTAATACTTTTTAAGGCTATTGTCAAGCGTTGTAAAATAGTGTATAATAATGTTATGAATGATAAACATTATCGACACATTCCATGCCAAGGACACGAAAAAGATCGGAACATTATGTAAATAATAAAGAGTTCCTTGCCGCCATCATAGAATACAAGGACAAAGTTGCCTTGGCTGAGGCGAGAGGTGAAGCAAAACCTCGTATTACAAATTATCTGGGAGAATGTTTTCTCAAGATTGCAACTCACTTATCTTTTAAACCTAATTTTGTAAATTACATGTTTAAAGATGATATGGTATGTGATGGTATTGAAAACTGTGTTCAATATATTAACAATTTTAATCCAGAAAAATCTAAAAATCCTTTTGCATATTTTACTCAAATTATACACTATGCTTTTCTTAGAAGAATACAAAAGGAAAAGAAACAACTAGAAATTAAAACTAAAATTATTGAAAGATCTGGTTATGAAGAGGTATTTACTGTTGATGGTGACATGACAGGCACTAGCTCTGATTATAATCAAATTAAAGACTCTGTGCAAACACGAATGAACTATCAGTAAAATGTTCAAACAAGTCACAAGCTACGTAAAAGAAATCTATGACTCAGCAAAGTATTTGTTGCAAGGTTTCTCCGTTACTCTTTCTCATATGGGTCGTAGGCCTGTAACGGTTCAGTATCCTTATGAAAAACTGATACCATCTGAAAGATATCGTGGTCGTATTCATTATGAATTTGATAAATGTATTGCATGTGAAGTTTGTGTTAGGGTTTGCCCGATAAATCTCCCAGTGGTCGACTGGGTGATGAACAAGGAAACAAAAAAGAAAGAACTTAGAAATTATTCGATAGACTTTGGTGCATGTATATTCTGCGGTAACTGTGTAGAGTATTGTCCTACCAATTGTCTATCCATGACTGAAGAATATGAACTCGCTACATTTGACAGGCATCAACTTAACTATGATAATGTCGCTCTTGGACGACTTCCCACTAATGTTACAAGCAATCCCTCAGTTAGGTCATTGCGTGAACTTACTTATCTACCCAAGGGTGAAATGGATCCACATACAGTCAAGGACAGTGACCCAAGAGTGGGAAAACTTCCAACAGAGATATTGGATTGGATGACTAAATGAAAATTGCTATTATTACTGATCAACATTTTGGTGCAAGAAAAAACTCCAAATTGTTTCATGATTATTTTTTAAAATTTTATGAAGATATATTTTTTCCAACTTTAATTAAAGAGGGTATTACGACCATAGTTGATATGGGTGATACTTTTGATAGTCGTAAAGGAATTGATTTTGTTTCTTTAGAATGGGCAAAAAATAATTATTTTGATAAGTTAAAAGAATTAGGCATCACTACTCATACCATTATCGGCAATCACACTGCTTATTATAAGAATACAAATGATTTAAGTGGTGTAGATCTTTTTCTTCGAGAGTATGATAATATTAAAATATATTCTGAAGCTGAAGAAGTTACGATAGATGAAACAAAGTTTTTATTTGTACCTTGGATTAATTCTGAGAACTTAGATCAAACTCTTGATATAATTGATAATAGTGATTCTCCATGTGTAATGGGTCATCTTGAATTAAATGGTTTTATGGCAACTCGTGGACATTACATGGAACATGGTATGGACGCAAAAGTTTTTGATAAGTTTGATAGAGTCTTTACTGGACACTATCACATGAGATCAAATAATGGAAATGTATTTTACTTAGGTAGTCCATATGAGATGTATTGGAATGATGTCAATGATCGTAATCGTGGATTTCATTTATTTGATACAGATACTTTAGTTCACACGCCAGTTAATAATCCATATCAATTATTTCATAATTTATATTATGATGATACCCCACATCAAATGTTGGATATTACTAAGTATGATCAGAAGATTGTTAAGGTGATTGTTCGTAAAAAATCAGATCCGAAACAATTTGAAAAATATATCGATAAACTTTATTCATCTAACTTAGCTGAACTTAAGATTGTAGAAAACTTTGATTTTACAGAGGGAGAAGAGTTTGAAGCAGAGGAATCTGAAGATACAATCTCTTTGTTAAATAGATATATACAGGAGTCTGAAGTAGATTTAGATAAATCTGTGATCACTGAAATACTTCAAGATGTTTATCGGGAGGCCTGTGAGGTCGAATAATGTTTATCTTAGCTGTCAAAGGTTTTGAAGATGAAGGAGCTTTCTCTATCGAAAATGAAGATGGAGAGAGAGTTCTTATCTTGTTTGAAGAGGAGGATGATGCAGATAGATATGCTGAGTTAATAGATTCAGAAGAGGATTGGCCAGAAATGAGTGTTATCGAGATAGATGATAAGATTGCAATAAGAGCTTGCGAAATGCACGATTACATGTATAATATAATTAGACCAGACGATATCGTGGTTCCCCCAAAGAATGATTTGTTTCAAAAAGATAAAATGGCGTAACTTGCTGTCTACTGGAAATCAGTGGACAGAAATTGATCTTAATAAAAAATCCAATACAGTAATTATCGGAACAAATGGTGCTGGTAAATCTACCATGTTAGATGCACTTACATTTGTTTTGTTTAATAAACCTTTTCGTAAGATTAATAAATCACAACTTGTAAACGCTACAAATGAAAAAGATTGTGTAGTTGAGATAGATTTTCAAATAGGTTCAGTTGATTGGTTTATTCGTAGAGGCATTAAACCAAATATATTTGAGATTCATCGTAACGGACAAATGATGAATCAATCCTCTGCTGCGAATGATCAACAGAAATGGTTAGAACAAAATGTGGTTAAGATGAATTACAAATCATTTACGCAAATTGTAATTTTAGGATCATCTACATTTGTGCCTTTTATGCAATTATCAGGATCAAATCGAAGAGAGGTAATTGAAGATCTTTTAGATATCAAAATATTTTCAGCAATGAATAATATTATTAAAGATAAAATTAGAGAGAAAAAGGATAAGGTAAGAACATTAGAGTTGAAGAAAACTTCTCTAAAAGAAAAGTTAGAGATGCAACAGAACTTTATGGAAGAAGTTGAAAAGAGAGGTAAAGATCGAATTGAATCTAAAAAGAAAAAAATAGATTTACTATCTCTTGAGTCCGAGGGATGTACAAGTGCAAATCTACACACATCATTGACTGTTGAAGAGTTAATAAAGGAACAAGAAAAATTTTTAGGTGCTGATAAAAAACTAAAAGAGTTGGGTAATTTAAAAGGTAAGATATCAAACAAGGCATCAACTGTTCAGAAAGAACATAAGTTCTTTACAAAAAATACGGTTTGTCCTACTTGTACTCAGGATATTGATGAGAGATTCAGGCTAAATAAATTGGACGAAGCTCAAGAAAAAGCAAAAGAACTTAAATCTGGTTATGAAGAACTAGAAAAGACGATTGCTAAAGAAGAAGAAAGAGAACGTCAATTTGTCAAAATCACAAAGGAAACTGCTAAACTCACGAATGAAATTTCTCAAAATAATATCAAGATCTCTGGATTCCAAAATCAGATCAGAGAACTTGAAGAA